TGGCATCGACATCTTTCGGATTGATGTCGATGTGTCCCCAGAGTCCGTGACTGTCTTCCCTCAGCTCAAGGGTGTGCGCGCCGGTTCTGCCGAGCACCAGTCTCGTCTCGTGATCGATCAGGGCTCGAATGTCACCGCCCAGAGTGTTCGTGAACGCTCCGGGAGCGATGCTCTCGCTCATGTCGGGCCCCATGTTGTAGTCACTATTAAAAACGGAGAAGTAGCCCTCGATCGTCGGGTGCTGGTCCTCTCCGTCCTGCCTCAAACAAAAATCTGTCATCGACGCCCTCATCTGATAGGCGCCTCTCGTCTCTTCCGTGTTCATGTGTCTGCTCCTTCCTGGTTCAGTTTCTTCTGCTGACCGCTCATGTCGTACGGGATATAGTTCTCGAGGATCCTGAGCTCATCGAGTCCTTCTCTCGGACTCATGTCAAGCTGGTCTCTGACCTCGTTACCTGTGACCAGTCCTCTGTCGGACGCTCCGAAGAAGACGCTCGCCTTCTGCTGATAATCCCAGTCAATGAGTGACCGGTTATTAAAACGCAGGTACCACTTCTCTGACAGGATCAGCTTCTTCGTGAACTCCTGCTGGATGCCGACCACGAGGTTCCTGATCTTGCCGTTGATGAAGTTGTTCCACGCCTTGGCATCGTACTCACCGACGCCCAGAACGAAGGGCGGGACTCCGATGATCGATGCGACCGTGCGCTTGTCGATCTGAACCGTGTCCGCGATCGCCAGATCGGAAAGGGTCAGCGGCTTGACCTGCTCAACGGCGAACTGTTCCGCCGGGATCATCCAGGGCTCTCCGCTCTTGGCTGTCTTCAGATAGTTCTCCGCCAGCTTCTCTCGTCCTTCCGGACTTGCGAACTCTTCCGTGAGTGCATCTACCTTGACGATGATGGAAGGCTTCGGGCTCTCGAGGTAGCCCTTCTCAGTGGCGGCTGCCTGCTTGAGATTGTTCGCCACATCCTTCAGGTAGACCTGCAGTCCCTTCCCTCGCCACGGCTGATGCTGGTCCGGATTCAGGACCAGATGGATCACGTCGTCCGGGTCGTAGGCCTTGCCGTCGATGATGACCTTGTAGCTCCTGCCTGATGCCTGGAACGTGACCCTCATCGGATCGATGACCTCCAGCTCGTCCAGATAGCCTCTGCTCGTGTGCGGTCTGATGATGCTGTTGCCTTTTCCGTAGATCAGCAGGTTCATCACCGCCGCCTCGATGAATGTCTTCCTCGTCATGTAGCTGTTCGGGTTGATGTCGATCTTACGACTCAGCTCGTTCACGATCCTCGTGTCTCCGTTCTCGGAGTTCTGCATCAGATGGATCGTCATAGATCCGATCGTCTCCGCGATCGTCCTGCAGGCTGTCATGATGTCCGGATTCTTATCGAGCGACGTGTAACCAGGGACGCAGAGACTGTTGTCCGTGAGACTGATCCACATGCTCTCCGGGATCCCTGTCGCCTGAGCGGACTCAGCTGCTCCCCTCTTCTTGAATGGTAGCTTCATCACTCCTCCTCCTCTTCTTTACTTTCCCCGAACCAGCTCCGGGCCTTCTTGCTCCGTTCTTGTGCCGCGAGCATCCGGCAAACTCCAAAGACTGACGCATCGAACAGGTCGATCCTCGATGTCGGGTCGATCTTCTCGAACTGGATCGCGTCGTCTGTCTTTTCTATTGCGTGAACGTTGCCCACGCAGTACTCGTAGGCCTCCGAGTGTAAATAGAAAAGGCGGCCGTCTTTTGCCGCCTTCTCGATATATCGGAAGCCTTCCGATTTCACATAAAAGTATTGAGGCTGATCCACGACTCTGAACTTCGCCTCGTGCATCTCCGCGAAGAACTCCCGGGCGAACTTCTTATCTTGACCGACCTCTGCGATCTTGAAGCCCTGAGCCCTTCGTTCCTTGAACCAGTCAACCACGTCTGCCTCGTTGACGGTCGGCGTATTGCACATCGTGAGCCAGCCGTCCTCCTTCCACCCGAAGAGCGGGATCCCATCCTCTTCCGCCTTCTTCGCCGCCATGACTACCGGGAAGAACGCGTGTGTGATGATTATCAGGACGCCGTTGTATTCTCCGACCAGAGCCGCCGCCGTGAGGTCGTGCAGCTTGGAGAGGTCCGCGCCTCCGAACCACTTGATCGGAAGCTGAGCCAGTTCCTCGATCGTCCAGTCGTGCCGGTTGTCCGAGTTCTTGAACTCTTCCAGGTTGAAGTATGACTTCATCGCCGTCGTGTATACGTTGAGCGAACGGCTGAGGAAGTCCTTCCTCTGCTGCGGATCGTTCTGAGCCTGGAGCGCATCGTTCATCATGTCCCTCGGTCTGATCGTGACTCCGAAGGAAGGGTTCGCGATCTCGTGGACCTCTGCGTTCAGATAGTCCACATCACCGTTCTCGTCCTGCGGTGCCTTACTGACGAAGCAGAACAGACTGTCATCCTCGACCGTTCCGTCCAGAACCTTCTCCGCGTACTCCAGACGCCTGAAGCCGAAGCTGTTCTGATTGTCTCCGGCTGTCGTGATGCCGATCATCAGCTTGTTCGTGTAGCCCTTCATCGCTTCCTTGAATCGGTTATACTGCGAGGCCTTCTTGAAGGCGTGGATCTCGTCGGCGATCGCGATGTTGCAGTTGAACGAATCCTGTGCATCCGGGTTAGATGCCAGAGCCTCGATCCTGATCGAACCGTCCGGTCTTCCGTAGGCATCCTCGAACGTGTACTCGATCGAGTGCTCCATGTTGTTATCGTGGACCGTGAACTCGTTGATGATGCCCTTCGCCCTGAGACTGTACAGAATATCGTCGAACGACTGCATCGCCTGCTTGAGAGCTGCGGCCACGATGTAGACCCTGGCTCCGGACTTCCTCTCGAGGATCGAGAGCGCCCACGCCAGAGCTGCCACGAATAACGTCTTACCGTTCTTACGCGGCACGTAGATGTAAACCTCCTTGATGACGCGCTCCGGGCTGTCCTTGTAATACCAGCCGACCGCGTTGTATACGATGAACTTCTGCCATGGCTGAAGCTCCAGAGGTTCGTTCACGAGCGAGTGACCCTCCAGATCCTCGCCTTGATTGTGGACCATAAAGGTCCTGATAACGTTGATGACCAGGTCAGGCTTCGAGCTCTTGAGCTCGATGTCCTTCCTCTTCATCCAGTTCAGGAAGCGCTGACACTCGCGCTTGTTCCCGCCGCGCTTGATCTTCCCGGCGACCACATCCTTCGCGTACTGGATGACCTCGTCCTTATAGCTGACCGTCTTCATCCGGTCAACTCATCCAGAAGTGATGAGAAGCTCATCTTCTTCGCCGGTCCCGATTGCTTCATCGCTTCCTCGTTGATCCTCTTGAGTCCCGCCGGTGTCAGTCCCAGGTCTCGCCAGTAGCTGAGTGCCTGAGCCTCACATTCTTCGATGACTCTGAGGCAGGGGTTCTTCTCGAGGTTCGTTGCCCCTGCTTTGTTGGTATGAGCGACCACCGGCTTCCTGCCGGTCTTCTCGTACTGGTCCACGGCGTCATCCTTCCGCTCGAGGATGTCCGCCAGAATCGCGATGACCTGCTCGAAGTATGGTCGATAGGTCCCCGCCTCCTTGGTCGCTGCGCGGATCCTCATCCGCCACGTCTTAGCGTTTGCCATGATGTCACCTCTTTCCGAGGCTTCGCACGATCTCCCACTCTCTGTCAGACAGTTCCCAGCGCTCTGCCTTCTCGCGCTCTGCCTTCTCGCGCTCTGCCTTCTCGCGCTCTGCCTTCTCGCGCTCTGCCTTCTCGCGCTCTGCCTTCTCGCGCTCTGCCTTCTCGCGCTCTGCCTTCTCGCGCTCTGATATTAGATAACCTGCGCCGAATATGCCCTTGCCGACGGCCTTCTGTTGATCGAGTGCGCTGACGCGATAACTCTCAGCCTTGCTGACAGAGAACTCGACGCCGTACTTGCTATATAACGCCACCGCTGCGGCTGTCACCAGTTCAAGTGGATAGGCGTACTTCGGAAGCTCTCGATGTATGCCCTTCTCGAACTCAGCGTTTGCCGCCTTGGCTCTTCGGTATAGTTCCGGATCCGATCTGAGCCTCACCGTGTCCGGTTCCAGATTTGTCAAAAACGAGGTCGCGATGCTTGCGCCGTTCTCGTAAGTCATTGTTAGCATCGTGCAGATCGCCGTGCAGTTCTTCGCTGCGTTAAAAAGTGAAACACCCGGGGCCCACAAAAAGAACTTGATCCCCTTGTCTTCATAAAACGCGACGATCTTGCTCAGGATCGAAAACGGAGGGTTGTCCACCACGACACATCCGGCAGGATAGTCGTGCTTCTCATAATCTCCACCAGGAAAGAACGGCCGCACGAAGTTCACCCGACTGACGCTGTACCTTTCCGCCACATAGTCAGCGATGGCATCATAGACGACCGCCGGTGTGTAGCAATCGTCCGTGGTCTTCTTGGCTTCGAACTTCTTCAAAAACTCTTGATACTCCTCGGAGTCCTCAGACAGCTCCCCGGCTGCCATCCTCTCCTCGAACTCTCTCTTCTGTCTTTCGAGCTGTTCCTCTTCTGTCTCCTCGAGGATCGCGTCCCCCAGTTCCTCCAGATCGAAGCCGAAGGTGCTGAGGTCGATCTCGGTCTTCCCGATCTCTTCGAGTAGCTTGTCCACGTTCCATGTCGCCTGCTCGCTGACCTTATTATCTGCCAGCCTGAACGCTGCGACCTGATCCGGGGTCAGATCGTCCGCCACGATGCACGGGACCTCATCCAGTCCCAGCTTGAGCGCTGCCTTGAGTCTCGTGTGTCCGGCCACGATGACTCCGTCCCTGTCGATCACGATCGGGACCTTGAACCCGAACTCACGGATCGAGGCGGCCACATACTCGACCGCCTCGTCATTGTTCCTCGGGTTGTTTTCGTAAGGGACCAGATCCCTCACGCTCTTGTTAATAATTTCCATCCTGTGTTGCTCCTGTGGTTTATTGTTGGTCGGGATCCCGAGACTTGAACTCGGTGACACGGTCTCCCGTGGTGGCTACCATCGCCACGATAACCCGATATTTATCCCCCAGACCCTGAAAACCTCTTGGAGAGGGAAAGACC